GGCTAATAAAGTTGCAGCAGCGAAAGCAGAGATACCTGATTTCGATGACATGGTGGCCTCAAGTGGTGTTGCGGTAAGCGACCCCATTCGTGATGCCATTTTGGAGAGTGACGTAGGCCCACAAATCCTGTATCACTTAGCCAAAGAGGATGATCTTGCAAAGAAGATAGCCTCAATGTCGCCGTATGCCGCGCTACGCGAGATTGGGAAGCTGGAGGCCAAGTTTGAGAAGCAACCTGAGACAAAGGCAAGTAATCCTGTCGGGAAAAGTAAAGCACCACCACCGATTAGCCCTATTCGGAATGCCGGAAACGCTAACAACGTAGAGATTGGCTCAGACGGTCAGTTTCACGGAAGTTATCAAGCGTGGAAGACAGCGCGTAAGGCTGGTCGAATTCGATAGTTTTAATATTTTTAAGGATATATCATGGCAAATAATTTGCTAACCATATCTAAAATCACTAACGAAGCGTTAATGGTTTTAGAAAACGAGTTGACCTTCACGTCAGAGGTGGATCGTAACTATGATGATCAATTTTCTGTCGTTGGGGCCAAGATTGGAAATACGGTTAATGTAAGAAAACCAGGTAGGTTCATAGGAACAACGGGCCCTGCATTGAATGTTGAAGATTTCAACGAAACCAGCGTGCCAGTTACCCTGTCCACGCAGTTCCACGTTGATACCCAATTCACCACTCAAGACTTGGCTCTGTCTTTGGATATGTTCTCTGACCGCGTGCTAAAACCCGCCGTTGCTGCAATCGCCAACAAGATTGACCGCGATGGTATGGTTATGGCTAACCTTAACACCGCTAACATTGTTGGTGTTGCTGGTACGCCTCCCACAGGTCTGATTACCTACCTGACTGCTGGCGCATACTTGGACAGCGAAGGCGCACCGCGCGATGGTCGCCGTTCTTGTATCGTTGAGCCTTTCACCTCTGCAACTATCGTTGACAGCCTCAAGGGTCTATTTGTGCCCCAAGAAGCTATCGGCGAGCAGTATCGCAAGGGCTTGATGGGTCGTGATTCGGCTGGTGTTAACTGGAAACTTGACCAGAACGTGGTAAGCCAAACCTTCGGTTCGTGGAGCGCTAACACCATTGCGATCAACGTAACAACGGCTACTGGTTTCCTGTCTTCTGGCTGGGCTTACAGCAGCACCGTTTCGATGGCTGCATCTTCTGCATCGACTCTGAATGCTGGCGATACTTTCACCATCCCTGGTGTGTACGCTGTTAACCCACAAAACCGTCAATCGTATGGCAAGCTGCGTAATTTCGTAGTTCTGTCCACCACGACTGTCGGCACAGGCGCTACCAACGTGTTGGTTTCTCCCGCAGTTATTACTGCTGGTCAATTCCAAAACGTCAGCATCACTTCTAGTGGTTCGCAAAACATTACGGCGTTTAATAACACCGGCGTGGCTTCTCCGCAAAACATTATGATGCACCGCAATGCGTTCACGCTTGCAGTTGCTGACTTGGAATTGCCGGATGGCGTTCACTTTGCGGGTCGTGCAAGCGACAAGGAAATCGGTCTGTCTATGCGTGTTGTGCGTCAGTACACCATTAACAACGACTCGATTCCTACCCGTCTTGATGTCTTGTATGGTTGGGCTCCACTCTACCCTGAGTTGGCTTGCCGTATTGCAGCTTAATCAATAAAGGAAATTATCATGGCAAATCCAGGCCCAGCAACGACAGTATCGTCGCATCCCCAAGGTATCACCACTACTCAGGCTTTGCGTCTGTTGACTGTGTACAAAGGTGTATCCGTTACCGCAGTTGGCGAAACAGTATTGCCCATCATCAATAGCACCAGCTATTCGGTGAAAGATATTGTTATCACCAATGCCAACAATGCAGGCACATCCATCGACGCTTCTGCAACGGTGTTTACCCTGTATACCGGCCCTGCTGGTGCTGGTACGGGCATCAAGACCACCACAACCTTGACTTCTAATTCAAGCGCAAGTGTTGTGAATGATCTGTCGCCCACTACCACCGCCGCACAAACGGCTCAAAACTTGTATTTCCGCGTGACTACTGCTTCCAGCAATGCTGGAACTGTGGACGTGTATGTTTACGGTTTTGACTTTAGCTAAACGCTAAATAATGGAAAAAGCCACTTCTTAACAGGGGTGGCTTTTTTTCATTTACGATTACAATCACTTACCTTTTCAAAGGAAAAATCATGGCAAATTCTCAAGCAATTGGCGCAGCATATCTTGACCAAGATATCATTGATGCCAATTATTCCCTAGTAAATTCGGTAACAGGCCAAATGGGTTACACCACCGGCGCCCCTACTATTGCCGTTTCTTCTGTCACTCAGGCGACTAGCAAATCTACTGGCGTAACTATCAATGCAGCAGCGGGTCAAATTGTCACAAGCAATGCGGCACTTGCAGCGGCGGCTGAAGTTGCGTTTGTGGTGACAAATAGCGCAGTTAGTGCATACGACATTCCTGTTATTGCATTAGCCTCGGGTGCTACCACTGCGGGCACTTATTTGCTTTCTATTGCGGCGGTTGCCAATGGTTCATTTACCGTTGTGATTTCCAACGCAAGCGCAGGTTCTTTAAGTGAAGCCTTGACTCTTAATTTTGGCATCATTCACGTTGCTCAACTTTAATCATGGCTAATACATCTGTCCTAAGAGTAGTTGGTAAAACAACTGCTATTTCTGTGACAGCATCATCTACGTCTGCAACCATCATTGATGACACTACGAACGACCAAGTAAACTTTGCGGCGTTCTTAAACACCGGCTCAGTAGCCGTTGCGGTCAAACTTGGGGATGCTAACGTGGGTGCTGCTGTGTTGCCGGTGTCTGGTACACCTGGCGACTTTTTACTCCCAGCAGGGATGACTTCTCCCATTGTGCTGGCTTGCCCGACTGTGCCCTTTTATGTTCGCATGATTGGTGCAGCGGCTGGCCCTTCATTGGTTTATGTAACACCTGTCGGCGATCAAAGCTAATATGTCTGACCCTGCTAAAACAATAGACCAAAACATCCTGCCTGTACAGGCATTGTTTAATTTGGACAATTCGTTCCAGACGTTTATTGGGCAGGGTCAGCCATTTACGGCAACAATTAACCCAAATCAGTCGGGCTTGCACATAACAAGCAGCACGATTGATAGCAGCACAATCGGTGCAACAACCCCGTCCACGGGCGCATTTACCAATATTGCGACAAACACCGGCACGATTAGCGCAACTGCCGCAAACCCAACAGACATAGTAAACAAAGCCTATGTTGACATGACCGCCCAAGGTTATGCCATCAAAGCTGAGTGCCAGGTAGCCACCTTAGTCAATATTTCATTGTCTGGTCTTCAAACAATTGATGGCTACACAACATTGGCAGGTGACAGGGTATTGGTAAAAAACCAAACCAATCAGACGCAAAACGGCATTTATGTTGCCGCCACAGGCGCATGGTCTAGGTCAACGGATGCAAATACTTACGCTTCCCTTGTTTCTGCGTTTACCTTTATCCAAAATGGTGCAACGCAACAAAACTCAGGCTGGGCGTGTACGATTCCTACAAGTGGCACATTAGGTGTTACCAACATCACATGGTCGCAGCTTGCTAGTGCATCGGCATATTTTGCAGGAACAGGTCTAAACCTTGCAAGTTACACGTTTAGCATTGCAAATACAGGGGTCAGCGCGGCATCCTACGGAACTGCATCAAGTGTTCCAACATTAGCGATAAACGCGCAAGGCCAAGTAACTAGCGCAAGCAATACCGCTATTTCCATTGCAAACACACAGGTCACGGGTTTGGGCACAATGTCCACTCAAAACGCCAACAATGTAGCAATCACGGGCGGTTCAATCACAGGAACGCCTATTAGCGGCTCTACTGTTGATGGTAGCAATATCACCGCAGCCACTCAATTTAGCGGCCCTGGCACGGGTTTAACGGGCACGGCAAGCGGTTTGTCCATTGGTGGCAATGCAGCTACTGCGACTTCAGCTACAACGGCAGGCTCGGCAACCACCGCAACCACAGCGACAAACCTTGCGGGCGGTTCGGCTGGCTCACTTCCATATCAATCGTCAGCATCTACAACTGCCATGTTGGGCATCGGCTCAACGGGCCAGGTGCTTACAGTAACTTCGGGTTTACCCGCATGGTCATCAGTTTCGGGCGTAGCGGTTACAAGTTTCAGCGCAGGAACTACAGGGTTTACCCCTAGTTCGGCTACTAATGGTGCAATAACGCTTGCTGGCACTCTAAACACCGGCAATGGTGGCACAGGACTGACTGCGTTTACATCTGATGGTGCAGTTTACGCCACATCAGCTTCTGCGTTGACTACCGGCACTTTGCCCGTAACATCGGGTGGAACAGGAGTAGTAACCAAAACCGGCACAGGTTCCGTTGTTTTGTCTACTAGCCCCACATTAGTAACGCCTGCTTTGGGAACTCCAACAGCCCTTGTATTAACCAATGCTACGGGATTACCTTTAACAAGCGGCGTTACTGGCACGCTACCAATAGCGAATGGTGGTACAAATGGCACAGCAACTCCAACTGCGGGCGCGGTGGCGTACGGCTCGGGTACGGCTTATGCGTTTACTGCGGCGGGTACTTCTGGGCAAGTTTTAACGTCTAATGATTCGGGCGCTCCTACTTGGACAACGCCAACATCTGCAATAACCATCTCAGACGATACGACTACCGCAGCCATTCGATATCCATTGTTTGCTTCGGTCACTAGCGGCACGTTATCCACCGAGTACACCAGTTCTACTAAATATAAATATGTTCCTTCTACTGGAACATTGTCGGCAACCGTATTTAGCGGATCGGGCGCAAGTCTGACAAGCATTCCTAATGGTGCGTTGAATAACTCAAGCATCACAATCGGCTCAACGGCGGTTAGCCTGGGCGATACTGCGACAACCATTGCTGGCCTTACTTCGGTTACTTCTACCACTTTTGTGGGCGGTTTGACGGGTAATGCGTCTACGGCGACATCGGCAACCACAGCAGGAAATGTGACTGGAACTGTGGCAATTGCTAATGGCGGTTCTGGCGCTAGTACCGCGCAAACTGCAATGAATGCGTTTGCAGGCGCTACTACATTGGGTTATTACCTACGGGGCAATGGAACAAACGTCTTAATGTCGGCAATTCAAGCGGCTGACGTTCCTACGCTTAACCAAAACACCACGGGCAATGCAGCTAACGTCACAGGGGTTGTTGCTGTAGCTAACGGCGGCACGGGGCTTTCCTCTACCCCCGTGAACGGAGCTTTAAACATAGGAAACGGGACGGGCTTTACACGGTCTACGTTAACCGCTGGAACTGGTATATCAATTACTAATGGCGCGGGAACAATATCCATATCGGCTACAGGTTCAAGCGGCACTGTCACGAGCGTATCCGTTGTTTCTGCAAACGGCTTTGCGGGCACAGTAGCCAACAACTCTACTACCCCAGCAATAACGCTTTCTACGTCCATTACGGGCCTTTTAAAAGGCAACGGAACAGCTATTTCTGCTGCGGTATCCGGTACTGATTACGCTCCAGCTACTAGCGGAACATCAATTCTTTATGGAAATAACTCTGGTGGGTTTAGCAACGTAACCATCGGCACTGGCATTTCCTTTGTGTCTGGAACTTTATCTGCTACAGGTTCGGGTGGAACGGTAACTAGCGTAGCCCAAAGTTTTTCCGGCGGCATAATTTCGGTTACTGGTTCTCCTATCACATCAAGTGGCACTTTGGGATTAACAGTTTCTGGTACATCGGGCGGCATACCGTACTTTACAACCGCAAGCTCATGGGCCTCATCTGCGGCTCTTACCGCAAACTTTTTGATGATTGGCGGCGGAGCAGGAACTGCGCCAAGCACTACCACCACGGGCACTGGCGTGATAACGGCCTTGGGTGTAAATACCGGCGCTATTGGTGCTTTTGTGGTCAACGGCGGCGCTTTGGGCACGCCAAGCAGCGGCACGGTTACTAACCTAACCGGCACGGCTTCAATCAACATTAATGGCACGGTCGGAGCGACTACGGCAAGCACAGGCGCATTTACCACGGTATCGGCCTCTGGTGTGATCACTTCAACCGTAACGACAGGCACGGCTCCTTTTACCGTAGCGTCAACCACTCAAGTAGCCAACTTAAATGCGGCTACTGCTGGTACTGCTGGTAACGTCACGGGCACGGTGGCAATAGGTAACGGCGGCACGGGTCAAACCACCGCCGCCGCAGGATTTAATGCGTTATCACCGATTACCAGCACTGGTGACCTGATTATTGGAAACGGCACAAATAGCGCCACTCGATTAGGTATTGGAACAAACGGGCAAGTCTTAACCTCTAACGGCACAACGGCATCTTGGGCGGCTGCCACTGGCGGCGTGACGCAAATTATTGCTGGCTCAAACGTCACTATTTCACCGGCTGGAGGTACAGGTGCAGTTACGATTAATGCGTCTAGCGGTAGTTCAAGCGCTTACACTCGTACATCTTTTACTGCTACGGCAGGCCAAACAGCGTTCACGGTAACTTATGCGGTGAACTATCTTCAAGTTTATGTAAACGGCGTTTTACTAGCTACATCGGACTATACCGCCACAAGTGGAACAGGCTTTACTCTTGGCGTGGCTTGTGCAGCGGGCGACATTGTGGAAGCATTGGTTATAACCACTATGGTGGCTGGAATAACAACAGGCAAATCTATTGCAATGGCGCTTATCTTTGGTTATTGAGGAACAAGCATGGCAAATCCAAATATTATTAACGTATCGTCTATTTATGGAAATACGTCTTATTTAATTCCTGGCACTACAGCGGCTACAACTTGGACTGCGTTAACGCCTGCTGCTAGTACGGTAAACAAGATTGACAACATTGTTGCGGCAAACGTAACGGCATCTACTGCAACCGTAACTGTGGCTATAAACAGCGCTGCTGCTGGTGCTGGAACAAATTATCGTTTGGTATATCAAGTTTCTGTTCCTGTAAATG